CTATAGCGCGGCGCTGCTCCGGATGCGGGCGGCGCAGCAGCAGGTCGCTGATGCCGCCGAACTCGAGGCCATCAACCGGTCGATCAAGGGCACCGAGGCCAGCATCGCGGCTGTCGGCATGGGCGGCTATGCCGAACGACTGGCGGCCTTCGAGGCCCGGATGCAGGAGCGGATCGCGGAGCGGACCGGGATGCGTCAGGCCTATGCTGGGGCCTCGACGACTGCGATCACGTCCGGTGCTGCCACCGCCACCGGTGATATGGACCTCGAAGGGGCCCTCGCCATCATCCGGCGGGTGTTCCCCGGAGCGCGGATTACGTCGACGAACCGGCCCGGGGCGATCACGTCGTCAGGCAATGTCTCCGACCATTCCGTGGGCCGGGCCATCGATTTTGTGCCAGCCGGTGGGATGTCGCGCTATGCGCCGGGCGAAGTTAAGCGGATGCTGGAGGAGGCGGGCTTCCCGCTCCGGACCGGTGCCGGTGGGCGGGAGCAGTTCTTCGGGCCCGGCCTGTTCTATGCGAAGAAGTGGGGCGACCACGACGACCACTTCCATGCCGCGTTCCGCAACGGTGCCTCTCCGGGCGCTGCCCCCGGGGCGACGACCCAGAGCCCGTTCGATCCGTCAAAGTTCGACGAGGCGACCCGCAAACTGATCGAGGCCGAACGGAAGCAGTTCGAGGTGCAGGAGCGGCTCCGGGCCGTGCAAGAGATTGCGAACTTCGAGAAGCAGGCCGCCGACAACCGGGAGCGTATCGCTGTCATCGGCTCCGAGCCCGAGGAACGTCGCGTCGACCTCCAGATCCGGATCAATGACGCAGTCCGGGGCCTGCTCCCCGACGAGGCGCAGCGTCTCGAATACCAGATCAGGCAGGCCGAGGCCTCGAAGCTGGAACTGGAGGCTAAACGCCAGATCGCGCAGGTCAACCGCCAGAACGACGAACGGGAGCGGCGGATCGGCGTCATGGGCGACCCCGCGGCGGAGCGGCGGCTGGCGCTCGAATTGGAAATCGCCCGCATCCAGCGCACCCTGCCCCCGGACCAGCAGGGGGCGGCCATTGCTGGGGCCCAGCGCGGCTTCGAACTCGATACCGACGAGGCCACCGCTCGGGCCCGGGTCGACCGTGAAGCCCGGACCCGGAGTCTGCAGGAGCAGTTCACGCTAGTGCAGTTCGTGGGCGACGAACTGGCCGTGCAGGAGGCCGTGATGCGTCGGCAGGAAGAGTTGCGCCGCGCCGGTCTAGTCGTCGGCTCCGAGTATATGGCGCAGCAACTCGCCATCGAGGAGGCCTTTGCCCGCCAAGAGGTCCGGCTCAGGAACCAGCTTCGGCAGCGCGAAGCGATCCGTGACGCCTATCTGGATGCCGCTCAAGAGATCGGGGACGGCTTCGCCAAGATGTTCAGCTATGCCTTCCGTGAGGGCGAACTGAAGGCGAACTTCGCGCTCCGGGCTATCGAACTGGCCTTCTACAACATGCTGGACCGGCTGGTGCAGCAGCTTGTCGTCTCGCCGCTGGTGGACATGCTGGGCCGGATTTTCAACATGGCCATGGGGTCCTTTACCGGTGGTGGCGGCCTGTCCAGTGGTGGTGCGATCCCGAACAATTACGGGCAAGGCTTCGATGCGACCCTCGCGCTCGGCGGGGTTGTCCCGGCGGCGGCTGGTATGGTCGTCAACACCCCGACGCGGGTCAAGGGTGGCAAGTATCTCACCGGGGAGGGCCCGGGGCTCTACGAGGCGATCCTGCCGCTCCGGCGTGGTCCTGATGGCAAGCTCGGGGTGTCCGCTCCCGGGGGCGGCAGTGCCGGTTCCGGCAGCACGACTGTCGTCATCAACGACATGCGGTCCAGCCGCGACTCCGAGGCGGTGACCATCGAGGAGCGCGAAACCGGCGACGGGATGCGCGAGGTCAACGTCATGATCCGCGATGCGGTTCGCACCAACATGCGGCTCGGGGCCTTCGATAGCGACAACCGGGCCATCTATGGTATAACTCGCGCCGTGACGCGCCGATAAGGGGGTCGGATGCCTAATCCTGTCTGGCCTGCGGGCCTTCCGCAATACGTGATGCAGCAAGGGTTCCGGGAGCAGTTGCCGGACATGCTGCTTGAGACGACCATGGAGGCTGGGGCTCCGAAGGCGCGGCGTCGGTTCACGACGGACTACCGCCAGATCAGTGCCAGCATCGCCATGACGGCTGCCCAGCGCGCCACCTTCGAGACCTTTTTCATCACCACGACTCAGGGCGGCTCCCTCCCATTCGATTGGGTCGATCCGGTCACGCAGACCGCGGCGACGTTCCGGTTCCGAAAACCGGTGCCACAGTTCGGGATCAGGGGTGAGACCCATATCGCGTCGTTCGCGCTGGAGAAGATCAGTTGACCCAGCGCACCCTGTCCGGGGCCGCGCTCCAGTCGGCCCATGCCGAGAATACCGGCGAGGTCTGGCTGGTGCTGCTCACGATCAAGCACCCCAATATCCTCGATAACGGCGGCGAACTCTATTTCGTCAACGACATGCAAAATCTTGTTGCCGGAGCAAAGACTTACATCGGCTTCCCGTTCCAGATCGATCTACCCGGCGAGGATCAGGACCAGCCGACGATTGGCCGTCTCCGGATCGATAACGTCGACCGGCTCATCGTCTCGACGCTTCGCGAACTAGCGTCACCACCGACGGTGGACATCGAGGTCGTTCTGGCGTCGTCGCCGACCGTGGTCGAGGTCGGCTTCTACGACATGACGCTCCGAAACGTCACCTTCGATGCCCTCTATGTTGAAGGGACCCTCACCATCGAGTCGATCTATGTCGAGCCGATCACGCTCGAAATGACGCCGAGCCGCTTCCCGGGCCTTTTTAATATCCTCGGACCCATGCTATTTGGCCTCTCCATTTTGGGAGAACTGCAATGGCCGATTTGACTGCCGAGCGCGTTCGGGCGCTCACGAATTATAATCCCGAGACCGGAGAGTTCACTTGGGCTGTCTCCAAGGGGGCGGCAAAAGCTGGCCGCCCGGTCGGCGGAAAGCACCGCGCCAAGGGGTATGGGGATGTGGTTATCGATGGTGTGCGGTGTGCCGTTCACCGCCTGATCTGGTTTCGGGAAACCGGCGAATGGCCGCGCTTCGAAGTCGACCACATCAATGGGGTCCGCGACGATAACCGCTGGGCCAATTTGCGCGACGTCCCGGCTGGTGTGAACCGCCAGAACCAGAGGTGGGCGCATCGCCGGAAAAGGGCTGGCCTGCTCGGCGCGCACCTAACGAAAGGCGGACGCTGGCAGGCTGCGATTTGCCACAACTACAAGCAAATCCACCTCGGCTTTTTCGACACCGCTGAGGACGCTCACCAAGCCTACCTTGCCAAGAAGCGCGAACTTCATCCGGGCTGCGCTATCTGATGCGCGCCGTCATCCCGTCCTATTCGCCGGACCCTGCACCGGGCTGGTGCGCCGACTTCATCGGCATCCCCTACGTGCTGCGAGGCCGTGACCGGTTCGGGGCGGACTGCTGGGGCCTGTGCTGGATCGTTCTGGAGGAGCGGTTCGGCATCAATGCGCCGTGCATGGACGGGGTGGTCTGGGATACCGGCTCGAAGCCTCAGGAGCGCAAGGCCGCGGCGCAGGCTATCATCCACACCGCCACCGAGTTCTTCGATCCCGTCGAGCCCGGAGCGGAGCAGCCCGGCGATATAGTGGTCCTCTCCCTTGCCGGTCATCCTTTGCACATGGGGGCTGTCGTCGCTCCGGGGTGGATGCTGCATTCCGCTGATGATGCCGACTCGGCTCTAGAGCGGTATGACGGTATGGTCTGGCGCAAGCGCGTCTCCGGCTTCTATAGGGTCAGACATGACTGAATTGCTCCCTGTCCTGCACGGCGAACCCGTCGAGGCCGAGATCATCTCGGGGGGCTTTTTCATCCTCGAAGCGAACCCGTTCAGGCGGTCGGAGAACCGGCTGATCGACGGCCTCCCCCTTGATGCTAGGCTCTCCGACTATGTCGACCGGGCCCGCGAGGAGTTGCCCCCGGCGGTCTGGGATCACCTCGAAGTCAGCATTGGGGAGCAGGTTGTCACCCCGGATTACTGGCGGCTGGTCCGACCGAAGCCGGAGCATCTGGTCTACGTCCGGGTCCGGCCTCAGGGGCGGACCGCAAAGAACGTGCTTCGCGCCGTCCTGATGATGGCGATTGTCGTCGCCGCCACGGCCTTTTTCGGGCCCATCGGTGGCTTCATCGCGTCCGTCGTCGGGCCCCTGATCGTCAACGCCCTGATCCCGGCTCCCGGGCTCACCATGGAGCCGAACAACCGGGACCCCCGGTATCAGTTGACGGGGTCCTCGAACCGCTATGTCCCCTATGGCCGCATCCCCCGCGTCATGGGGACGATCAGGCTCTACCCGATGCTGGCCGGGCAGCCCTATACCGAGGTCGTCGGCAACGACCAGTATCTCCGGATGCTGCTTGTCGTCGGATGGGGGCCGCTGCAGATCTCCGACATCAAGATCGGCGACACCGCGATTACGTCGTTCCCCGGCGCGCAGGTCGAGGTAACCGAAGGCGGGCCTGCCGGGTGGGGCGGGAACTCGACGATCCGGCTCTACAACCGGGACGTCACCGAAACCGCGTTGAACATCGAGACGCTCTACAACGTCCCGTCGTCGCTGCAGACGACCCCGCTCAATACCGTCGAGATCGGCCTCGATATCAGCTTCCCTCAGGGCCTGATCGAGTGGACAAAGAAGAGCAACAAGAAGGCCCGGACGGTCGACCACCGGGTCGAATACCGGGCCGTCGGTTCCGGGACTTGGCTCTATCCGAGTTGGGAGCCCGACTATAGCGGTCGGCTGCTCTCCAATGGGGTCATGCGGGCCACCGGAACGACGCAAGACGCCTATCGGCTGACTGGCCGCTGGAAAGTCCCTGCCGGGCAATACGAGGTCCGGG